GCTACCTTTTGGTAAGGACGTAATATCATAATAAACCTATTTGCTAGAATAGTTGGGGGGTTAGCGGCCACGGCCCCCCTATCCGTGTTCTAGCAGGCGCGGAATGGCCCTGCCGCTAGATTACTTGTTTGCCCATGAAGGAACCGCGCCAGAACTTTGCGGAGCCTGCGTCATAGCTTGCGCTTGGACACCTTGGGCAGCGATTGGTGTTTGCTGCATAGGAGCCTGACCTTGGGCAATATACTCACTGTTATTCGGAGTCAGCGCAGCCATTAACTGGTTGCTATCCGCATATCCGTTCGTACCTTTCTTAACGCCAATCTTAGCGCAAATCTCCATTGCGTTCAAGTCAAACATGCCAGAGATGTTACGGTTCTGCTGTGCCTCTGGAGACATATCAGCAGGGTCGATAGCGCGTGAGCTTTCAACAATTGACTTCAGTGTGCGCAAACCAATTTCCTTGGCAAGCGGCATACCGCTATCGCCCATTTTGTCACCATCAACAAAGACGCTGTGCCAAAACTTGCGACGATCAAACTGACCACCAATGATAGTGAACTCTAGGTTTGCCCACTTTGCAGAAGTGCTCATAGATTTCTTGAACCAAGAACCCTGACCAAACTCCGGTAATTCCATTTCGCCTTGCTGCACAACAATTATAGCGCGAACAACAGTACCTTTTGGAATGAGAGAAAATTCTTGAGCTGGATTTTGGTCTTGTGGAACATTATTTAAATTAAGCATTATGATTCCCCTTCGCTAGAAGTTTGAGTTGTTGGATTAACAAAGACTAATTCTTTGTCAGTTTTGTTTGAGCCACTGCTCATTTTTTCAATTAACTTTCCTAAGTGTGGCTCTTCTAGTGTGTCTAATCTGCCAGAACGGTCTTTAGCTGGATAGCCCCATTCGTTCAGAGGTTGACATACAAAGGCACGATACTGACCGTGATCCCCTGTTAACACTGACATTGTGATTACCTCGTCAACAATTCCGGGCAATTCACGGCCAGTTTTACTTCCCTCAATCTGAAGGGAGTATTGCTTGCGTCCGTACTCGTCAGTAACTTCGTCAAGAATTCCAACAAAGATTACGTTCTTAGAACGGATGTGTTGAATGTGGGTTAGCCATGACATCATCTCACGACCATGCAAACCATACGCCGCACGAGTGTCTAGCTTACCAGAGCGATCAGAGCGTACTTCTGGCTGTTGTAAGCACCACTGAAAGCACAAACGCCCTGCTACGGTAATCGAGTCCACAAATAGTGTATCGTACTTCTGCCATACCTCTGAGCCATCGCCATAGATTGAAGCTACATAATTGTAATGTGACTCGCTGTATGGCTGATCTTCAGCCAAGGATGGATTTGCTCCGCCTAAGAAGCAAGCGAGGTCACGGCAATCTGCCCATGTACGAGGGCGAACGACATCAATAGGATGTCCTTCGATAGCCGCGTCACCAGCTTCTAAATCCATAAACAAAGTTGTTGCTGAGTTTAAAGTGCGAGCCAGTGTGGTTTTACCCACACCGCTTGCGCCACAGACTACAATCTTGTGGCCTTTTTTTTCGGCCATACGCTGGTCTGCTGTGATAATTTGCAAAGCCATTATTCCACCTCCTCTACTGTAACTCTGCCTACCTCTACGGTACGGCACCCTTCAAGCTCATCTTTGATTGCAGGAGGAGCGGCTGTGAATTTGCGTTCCTCTACAGCGAACGTCAGCTTGCCATAGTGTTGGGCATTCTCTGGCGACATGTTGTTAAGAGTGTCACGCAGCCCGTCTTGATCCCATGTGACCTTCTTGCCCACAGTGACTTTTAGACGTTGGTTTCCCTCAGTGATTTGGGCAGTACCAAAGTCTTTACCTTGCGAGCGCAGCACGTCTTTTGCCACTGGTAGAAATGTATCAGATAGTTGTTCTTCAACGTCTTTTAGTTCAATACGCATCCCATTGATAACGTGCTTGAGTTCTTCTCGACGTTCGAATAGCTCACGACTGTTCATGTCGATTCCTTTCCGCTAAAATTACTAGAACCCTACCTATCCCATAGAGAGTGGGACATGTCAATAGCTTTTTTTAGATAAAAATATTTCTATGCCCAGACAAGCCTTCATGAGCTTTTTTTTCAGCTTGAACTCAGGCGTCTCAACGCCCTTGGCGTCTTCAATAATTGTTTCCCAATCACCGTTGGCATTTTCTTTCTCATAGCGGAAGTCAGCAATATAGGCGCATATCTTCTGATCGTTTACCAGTAGGTTGAACCTGACCTGTAGTTCAAGATTGCGCACCCTACCCGCACGCTCAAGGCTCTTTATATATAAATATCGTTCTGATTCCCACTTGGAGTCGAACTTAATTCCTTGCACAGTTACTTTCTTGTTTCCGTACTTGGGTCTTGACCCACGCCGCTTGGGATTATATACAGTAGGAAAAGTCATTTATGGGAAGGAAACTCCATGCCAAACCCCGGAAAATATAAATCCGTAGGTGTTTCGATTGAAGCGTATGATAAGCTAGTCTTTGTTGCAGAGCACGAAGATCGTGCTATCGGGCGACAGCTTGCACGCATGATTGATGAAACATACGAGGATATTCAAGTCCGTGTCAACGCCAAGCCTAATTACCGCCCTCCTGTTGGAATAGGCGGCTTGGCGTCAGTCATCGAAGATTAAAGAAGTTCAGCGTTACCTAAACCGCCCAGTAGTGTTGCTGCCACTGCTGGGTTTTCGCGTGCGCGTTTTCTAAGCTCGCTCTGCACGTTCCTTTGCAACATTTGAATTGGACCCATAGGTTCTGCGGGTGCAGAAGGCATTGATACTTCAGGAACATCAATACTTGGAATTCTGGATGTCGGGGTAGGTCGAATATTTGTTCGGCTTTGACCGGGTTGTTCATATGATCCAAGCCCCACAGCGCGAGGTGCAGCATTTTTAAATGCTCTGCTGCTTTGACTTGCTGCTGATGCAATGGGTTTAATCATTCTTCCTGCTTTTGATGCTGCGGCTCCAACATCTAATCCTTCTTCCACCAATGATTTGTTTAAGATATTTATCATGGCTTGTGATTGACCTTCAGGACTATTCCCTGCGACACGGCGAAATTGCAGGTATTGCTCGGCGGTTCCTTTTGTACCCAACACGTTTGCAAACAGTTTTATTTTACCGATTGAACCAAGTGTGTTTATCGGATGTTTAAACATGTTCGCCCAAATTGATCCCGCTGCAATTGAGCCTTCTTTTCCGACATCGCCAAGATCAACTAAATCGTCAGCAAATCCATACAAAGCATCAGAAGATTTCTCTCCCAATATCTGCCTTAATGTCCCACGCTTATAACCCGACAAAGTGTCTTTTAGTGAGCTTGCCGCTTGTGGGCTTGCAAACACTTGATCATCCACAACAGAAAGAATGTCTTGTAATACAACACTCTTCATGTTTTCTTTCATTTGTGGATTTCCATCGAAAAATTTCATTATTTTTATGACTTCACTTTGAGTGAGTTTGGGACTTGTTAAAGCCTTAACAACAGAGTCATAGTTTTCGTAAGTCCCAGCGTTAATATCTTTAATTACGGTAGTTTTTAAAGCGTCATTAAGCTCGTTTTGTTTAGCTAACATATTCTCCATAGACTTCACTATGCTTGATTCACCACCCACTGCATCAGTCGCGTTTTGGACATCTTCAATAGAAATCCCTTTGCGGGTGTGAGCGCCACTTATGTCTTTAGCAACTCTTTGAACTTGGCCCCATTCGTCACCAAACAAAACACGACCTGTATCACCTAGTTTTTTGACATGGTTGTAAAACTTACGACCATCAAATTTAGTTGGGTCTACATCGTTTCTTCCTGCGAAATCCAAGCCATCTTCCAAGTATCTACGAGCAAACATATCGTTTAAGATACTGGGATTATCAGAGGCATCTAGCACAGACTGAAGACGCGCTGGAGAATTGGCCTTGATTACCTTGTCGTAAAACTTATCTGCAATTTCTCTTGCGCCATATCCTTCAAAGTCTTGGAGATTATCAACTGATCTAATGATGCTTAAATCAGCGAGCTTGTCATATTTCTGCCTGAACTCACGATAGTTCTTCATAGCAAATTTTCTTTGAGCCGCTGCCTCTTTAAGAAGAATTTTGTCTTCTGCAAAAAGACCCGTCGTGTTTATCC